TGGTCATGGCCCCAGGGGCAACATAGGTCAGCACGTTGCCAGCGTTCAACGAGTGCTGGCGCGCGCCATCGGACCACGCGCTGGGCGTTGTCGCGTTCGCGGCGACTTCTTCGAGTTGCAGCCGCGTGGCGAACAGGTAGCTGTCCGTGTAACCCGGCTTGGTGTTGTACTTGCGCACCTGAACCTGCGCATACGCGGCGCCGCTGATAGCGGTGTAGCTGGCGTACTGCCGCTTGTAGTTTGCCAGCGCGTTGCCAAAGCCGACTCCCTCGACCTCCATGTCGTTTGAACTCCACGCCACACCATCGTCGATCAGCGTGCCGGATGCGTTGTAGACGCGCATCATGATGACGACTTCGCAGCGGTGCGCCTGCGTGTATCCGCCCAGGATGTATCGTGCGCCGGCCGTGATCGGCACACGGTTGGCAGACACCAGAGCGTAGTACGAACTCCCCGCTGTGCCGCTGGTATCGCGGCCCGACTGGTGCGAGCTGTGCACGTTCGTCCACGGCGCCCCGACCGGAAGCAGGCGCCAGTTAGGTGAGTAGAGATTGATGCCGACCGCGTCCGGGCTGATGACGTAGGTCTCGCTGTATTCCCACCCATCCATCCCAGCCTCGAAGGCCGAGTTGTAGATGAGGTTGACACCTGTTGGCACGTAGTCGTTGCGCAGCGCACTGGACGCATTGATGGCGGCCAGCGGATAGCCTGAACCCAGGATGGGCGCGCCGGCCCCGTCGCGGATGATCAGCCCGTTGCCGTCGATCTGCGACGCCACCAACTGGCCGCGGATAGATGCCGCCGCAAATTCCGCCGTTCCATCCGCGTTGATCGTCCATCCCGACGAGCCAGATACATAGGACGTGCTGCGGATGTACGAACCGACGCCGATGCTGCCGGCCGTGAGCTTGGCCGCGCTCACGTCGGCGATCTTGGCGTTGTCGATCCAGGCATTGCCCAGCCGGGCGATCGAGGCCGTCAGGTCGTAGATGAAAGCCGAGTCCATGTAGACGCCGGCAGGGATCGATACGCCATTGATCGTCGTCGGCGCCGTCTGCACGAGGAACGGCAGCGGCACGTTGAACGGCTGCCAAGCGGCGCCATCCCAGCGCTTGGTCACAGCGGTGGACGGCTTGAACCACAGTTGCCCCACGGCCGTGCCGGTCGGCGTGGCCTCTTGGCTGAAGTCGGCATCCGCCGCGATGTAGAACTGGTCGGCGCGGAAGGACACCCGGCTGTACGGCAGCGACGTGTCCGTGGCCGCCTGCGAGAGCACGTCGAGCAGGTGGCGCACGTCCTGGCCGGTTTGGGCCTGCACGCCGTTCGTGCCGCCTGCCGGGCTCGAAGACGCGACGCCATCGACGGTTGCGAACTTGGCCCAAATGTGCCAGCGGATATTAGGCTCGCTCGGGATCGATGCGATGGTCAGAGGGTGCGTCGCCTCATAGACCAGCACCGCATCGGCGAATACCGGATCGGCATCCCCTGGGTTGCGCTGCGCCGCGTAGATGCGCGTCGTGGCTGGGCCGTGGCCTACAGAGTAGCTCGCCACGTCCCATTCGACGATGACATGGCTGATGGCGGCCGTGGCCGACAGTCCGGTGACGCTGGGAGGCGGCGTGAGGTCCGGCACGTAGGCAGTCCCCGTGCCTGGGTCCGCGGGCGGCAGCACGATGGGGCCGGGCGGAACCCCGCTGCCCGGACGGCGGATGGCCGACAGGTCGATCATCCCGGCATCCACCAGCGAGCGGTACGTTACCGCCATGTCCAGCGGGTCTCCGAGGAACCCCATGAAGCGGCGCAGTTCCTGCTGGATGCGCTCGAAGGGCTGCCGGGTGCGCTTGTCGAGCGCCTCTGCCGGAAGTTGGGGAAGGTCTTGCGCTGCCACTACAGCGCCTTGAAGTGCCCGGCGTGCCCGGCCAGTCGAACCGAGGTCACTTCGACGGCGGACGACACCTGAATTTCCACTGATTCGGCGAGGAAGCCGCTCTTGAGCGCGAACGCGCCGGGGCCGGTCAGGCTGCGGGTTTCGACCACGGAACGCGCCACGCCATCGTCCGGGTCATTCCAGCGCGACGTGATCTGCACCCCCACCGGGTAGCTCGCCGCGATGACCTTGGCGAATCCGAAGTTCGAGGGCTGGGTTTGCAGGAAGCGCTTGCTGTTGAAAGTCGCCGTCAGGTTCGAGCCGGCGGCGAACTCGCGCACGTTTCCGCCTTCCAGCACAAACAGCGCCTGGCTGATGTCGTCGTAGTGGCAGGCGTCGAATCCGTTCGACAGCCAGAAGATCGACCCCGGCCGCTTCGGGTCGAAGATGAATCCCTTGCTGCTGCCGTCGTTGTAGGCGCACACGTAGAACCCGCGCCAGCGCCCGGCGATCATCGTCGTCGGCACCAGTGCCCGCCATTGCTCCGGCGTCAGCACTCCCGCGGTCAGGATGCGCTGGCCATCGTCGCCGATCCACGCCAATCCATCGTTCGAGGCCCAGGCCACGCCATCGGCGAACGACACCACGCTGCGCGCCGAGCGGCAAGGATGGTTCAATCCCGGCGGCAGCGGCGCCATGCCCAGCGGATCGAGGCCCTGATACACCACTGGCTCGGCCGTGGTCAGCACCACGAGGTTTTGCCCCCACTTGCCCAGCGCCACCGCGGCCGACTTCAGCGACTTGTCGTGCTTGGTCGGCCAGGCGTAGGGCGCATTCGGCACGCACAGGTGCAGCATGTTGCTGGACAGCATGGCGTGCATGCCGTTCCACAGCGCCAGCACACCGAAGCCGGCGGCCGGCGGCGGCAGCCAGGACGATCCCGCCGTGCCGTCGTAGGTCGCCAGCAGCGCGCCGCGTTCGCGCGCATCGTCCTGCGTCGTGGTCGTGGCCGCCGAGACTTCGCGCAGGAAGTAGAAATCCGTGTCGCTGCCGGTGCCGGGCTGCGTCACGTAGATGCGCCGCGTCGCAAAGCCGTAGTTGCCGGCCGGCGGGGCGCCGAGTGCCGTCAGGTCCACGATAGCGCCAGGCATGCACAAGATGCCGGCGCTGGGCCCGCTCGGCGCTGATTCCCATCCCAGGTCGTTGACGAAGGTCTGCACATAAAAACGGTACGCCGCCGTGCCTGTGCCAGGCGTCACTTCGGTGGCGGTCGGCACCGAAGTTGGGGCAGGCACGGCCAGCTCGCGCAAGGCCTGCGGGTACGGTGGGCCTCCCCCAAGTCCGATGACGTTGTTCGTCCACTTCGGCGCGCCGTCGCCCGCGATGAGGGTGCGCTCGGTCGTGTCGGTGCCGAACGTGCGCGCGTAGGTCACGACGTTGGAATTCGTCAGCCAGTAGTTGGCTGGGTCAACCACGTCGCGGCCCATGCGGTGCAGCGACAGCCGCTGCGGGCTGGTCGATACCGTCGTGCGCGTGACGCGCGCCTTCAGCGGCACGAAGCGGTCGCGGCCGGGCTCCATGTCCACGGCGTTGACGCCCACCGATTCAGGCAACGCGTGGGCGTCGAGTTCTAGGTTTGATCCTTTGAACCCGGCCAGGGTGATGGGCGACGGCATGGCGCCATCGTCCACCACGAACCGCAAAAATCAACGAGTCACGCCCCTACGTCATAAAAACGACGATCACGCCAGCAGTCCCGGCGCCCATACTGATCGTGACGGTAACGGGCGCGCCGACAGCGACCCCATCAACGTAGAGTTGGTAGTCGAAGTCGGTGCTGGGGCCAAGGTAGGAAAAGGACCCGTCCTCGTAGGCGAAAAACACTCCTGCGGCGGGGGCTCGAGTGATGAACCCGCGCACTTCCTTGTTGGCATCAGCGGGCAGGCTCAGATCGTTGTACAGGTACGAAGGCCGACCCCCTTCGCCCGTGCTTGGCACTTGCGACCCGAGTACACCCAGGCCACGGTTGCCGACGACGCAGGCGCCGGCGATCAGACTGGCGGTTCCAACGCGGCAGCTCATGGCATCATCATGTGGCGGTGAGAGTTTCCATGCCCTCGGCACCGCCGCTGGTCATGCGCCAGATCACGCGGTAGGTCGTGGCAGAGGCCAGCGCCGAATCGCCGAACGACACTACTGCGGTCGTGGCGTGAGTGGTCAGCCCTGTCTTCTTGACTACCAGCGCGCCCGTGCTCGGATCGTGGACGAACGACTCACACCCCGCCGCGGTCAGCAGCGTGCCGGTGTTGTTCTTCAGCGGCGAACTGGTCAGCACGGCCGGCAACGCGGCGGACGCCGCCGCTGCGCCGGTCGCGGTGCCTGCCAGTGGTACGCCGTGGCTCAGTGGACCCGTCGCGGTCGAGGTAGCTGCCGCCGCTCCGGCCAGGTCCTTAGGTACAGCCGCCGACTTGATGGCCACCAAAATGCCGCCTGACCAAGACGCGCCCACCGTCGCCGTGCCTCGCTCCCCACTCCCACCTGACGCGGAATTCTTGTGGTGCACGTAGGCGTAGACGGGGCCTGGTGTTGGCGACGTTTTCGGCGTCCATCCAGACATCGTGATGGAGCCAGGATCACGGTCAATGCCGTGGAACGCCAAAGTCTCCGACCCGGATTCGATGGTGATCCCGGATGCGCCAGCCGCATAGGCTGTTGTCCCGTTGGTCTCTGATATTGAATCCGAAGCGCCCACCACTGACGATGTAGGAACCCCGGTTATTTCATAGGCGAACACCATCATGCCGGTGTTGTTCGACGATGCTTCGCTGACCGTGATGGTGGTCGAGCCTCCGCTGATGTTTTCCTTCACCCAGCAGAAAAGCTCGGACCCGCCCGGCGACATATGCGGCGATTGAATCGATGCGCCATAGCTGCCGTTGACATTGTCGGCGCAGGTCAGTGCGTATATCGGGGTGACGTTGACTGCGAACACCACAATGGTTGATCCGGCTGCGCAGGTCTTCGCGGTCAACGCCAGCGAGGCAGTCGCCCCTGATGCCGGTGTGAACTCAAGTACGGAGATAGCCATTGCTGTTCCTTAAGCCGCCGGCTTGAACGCGAGCGGCGGCTGCGCGTTCTGCTGGAAGATGATGACTCCAAGGTTGTCGAAGTATTTGCCCTGCCGGCTGAAGCCAGGCTTGAAACTTGGCTCCACCGTCACGCCAGGGGCGAGTGCTAGATTTACCTGAGTGACGGTGTAGTTCGCTGGATTGGTGGGATCGGCCGGGACATCGAACCTTGCGAATCTCACGGTGTTGGTGGCATCACCGTATTCAATCCATACCATGAACACGCGCCCATAGCTGCCAAAGTTGGGAGAGTAGCCAAACCGCACAGGATTTCGATACTGAATGCTCAAGCCCCTAGGCGCCAACGGGAGCGAATACATCGTGCCGTTCTCGAAGTCCACTAAGAGCAAAGTTGACGCCGACGGAATGTCCGGTTGCGTCCCTGGCGCCTGCAGTATGTAGATCAAATTCCGGCCTTGAGGATGCCCCTCAAGCGGGCAGCACCCCGCGTCGTAGTTGTACCCAAATGGCCCGCCCCCATTGGGGTAGGTCAGCTTTGTGTAGTTGCTGCGCGTGACGCCAGCCAGCCCGTTGGTGTAATCGTGATACCACCAGTACTCGTCCTTGAAACTGTACGTCCGCTTTTGACTCCGGTTTACCAATACATGTGGCCCGTAGTCGTTCGGCGCCGGGGCTAGGAATGCATGATTCGGAGCATTCAAAAGACGCTGCCACTGCTTCGTGCTGGTGCTCTGCGCCTGCAAGTAGAGCTTGTCCCCGCCATCGGGCCACACCTCATCGACATACATCGAGGCCGGATAGGTTTTGCCAGGGCCCACATATGCGGATGGCTTGCCAGCGCCGCCTTGGTAGGGGCCAGCGAATGAGTCAGGGTCGCAGATAATGGCCCCGCTCCCCGTCCCCGTCATGCTGCTCGGGATGAATACCGGGTGGTCATAGCGCATCGAGAAACTGGCCCACTGGTACAGCGACTGCCGCGACTTGCACCACATGATCCAGCCTGTCGTTTGTGGTTGCGGAGGAGTATTGGGCCAACTGTAGACAATCGGAAATTGTCCGTTCCACGTTCCAGCAGCAATTGCGTTTGTCGTCTGCAGCGGGTAGTCAATCAGCCTCTGCGCGGCCTCTGCCGGGTTGTAGTAGTAGTCGGCATTGTTGGCCTGCGCCTCAGCCAGTGTCGTCGCATAGGTCGGCGGATACCAGATGTCCCAGGTCGGGATGTCCTGCGAAATCTTCAGGCAGTTCATGTTGTTGGAAAACGTGAACTCGCCCGTTGCCGGATATACCAGCGTTCCAAATGCCCCGCTCTGGTCCTCTACATGGATCGCCCCGCTGTAGATGGCATGGGTGCGATATTCCTCGTCGCCCTGACCGAACATCGTGGGCTTGGAGCCACCAGGCCAGATACCCGCGTACTTTGGTGGCAGGTCCACCACCGAGGCGTGCGATGTCACGTAGTACAGCGTGTTCGCCTGCTGTATGTTGTTCACCCACGCCGGCAACTGGTTAGTACGGATGCGGTTGATGGTACGGGTCCAATGCGTCATCCAATCCCCCGCAGGTTGTTATTGCGCTGCACGGCGCCATGCGGGAACACGAAGCTATAGGTGTTCACGGCAGGGCCTGTGGCTACAGGCGCCCCGGCCTTCAAACGGTAGTCCAGCGCATAGGGAATCATCCATGCCTCATCGCCCGGCGTGTAGGTCACTGACGAGTTATTTGTGCTCCAAGATGGGCTTCCTGGATAAATGCCGTGCGGCGGGTGGATGATCCACGCCGATGGATTGTTGTTCAGGTGCGAACCGATGTTGTCGTAAATCTGTACATCGGGCTCCGGCTCTACTGGCACGGTGTAGAAAGCCCCATTGGCCGGATCGTTCAAATACCCCCTATAGTCCTGCCAGATGTTGACCATTGACCCAGGCCAGTTAATGTCGTACACGACGTAGCGGTTGATAAACACATTGCGCCGAACAATCAGCCTGTGCGTGCGCGAATTCCAGTCAAACGGCGCGATGTTCCAATGAATCGACTCGTCTGAATAGCGAAGAAGCCCACGCGCCGAGTGCGGGCTATTCGAGTTGATGAAAGCGCACCCTTGTACGGTGTAATCACCTCCGTTCGCAATCTGCAGCAGCGCCGTGTGCTGCGATGTGGTGGTGTTTCCGGTGTTGGCATCTGCGCCAACCATCCCGAGCATAGACACCGGGGCGTTTTCGTAGGTGTCAAAAATGCACCCCTCAAACAACCCCCCAGCACATCTCGTCTTTACCAGATGGCCCGTCCCGCTGCTGCCGGGATGCCACGCCATGTCCTCATCCATCCACGTCCTGCGGCTTCGTGTGGTTCTTACCCCCCGCATGGTGACAAAGCGACCAGACAAGTAAAAATTGTGCTCGGTGCTGCCGCCGCAGTCGAAGACATGCCCGTTTTCAAAAAGCAGATTCTCGGAAGCGCACAAAAAACCGCTGCCTGAACCTGCTCTGATGTCAGTCTTGCCAACTTTGAAATTGCGGAAAGACAGCGACGCGTGATAGTCGTTCCAGCTCGTCGAGGGGTCGCTTCCGTCAGTGTTATAGAACTGCCTGACCCGAACCCCGTAGGCGTCAGCCGAAACGCCCCACCAATCGAAATCAAACCCCTCGACGGTGATGGTTTTCCGGCCACCCAATTCAGTGGGCGCCCCAATCAGCAGCCCGCTGGCATAGCTCACCTGTCTATTGTTTGCGTCTGTCGGGCGTCGCAGCTTCCACCGTCCCCGCCCCGGAAAATTTTTAACCGTTATGTTGTCCGCTCCGACCACCGCATCAATGGACCCAGGCCGCAGACAAACCAGCGCGTTGTCCGCGCCCCAGAAACCGGCGCCAGTCCAGTTGCCTCCGTCTGGCGCGACATATCCAGGAGAAATGCAGACGGTGTCGCCGGTCTGCATCTGATCGACGGCGACCTGAATGGAGTAGTTAACGCTATACCCAGGTCCGTACATCACCCCGGTACGCATGTTCTGCGCCACCGCGTAGTCGCTATCCATGACCTCGATGCGCCATTGCTCGCCGATGGCAAGCGAAGACCTGTCGTGGTCTATCGTTGGGACATCCGCGTTTCCGACGAGATTAAGCGCGCTGCCGCTGAGCTGCAGGGTCTGGCCGCGGATCAGGTCAGGGCTGGCGTAGGCAATTGCACCGCCTGGCACCCCAATGGCAAGCTGAGTCGTTGTATTGGCGCCGGTGTTGAGGGTGTCGTTGTCGGCGATGAGCCAAGTGAAATCCCCAGCCAGCGAGCCCTGCGCAGCGCTTGCAGCAGCAGCCGAGCCGCTCAAGGCCACGTTCTGCGGTACCGCCAGTGTGGCGCTGGCCGTACCTGCGCCGCTTGCCATGCCGGCGAGGTCGGCCGCACCGGACCAGCGGCCGGCGTACATGGTTACGCCACTAGTGCCAACGTATTGATCTGGTGTTGGAGTAGCCACGGAAGCTGTGTCACCCTGCTGCCGAGTGCGTCGCGCCACCTGCGTCGATGGCCGCCTGCAGCTCGCCGATGGCAGTCGTCAGTTCGGCGTCAAGCGCGCCGGTCACGTTGACCTCGGCGGCTCCAGACTGCTCGGCCTCAGTGATGGCTGCTGAGAGTGCGTCGCGCAGCACGCGCGCTTGTTCGATCTGCATCATTTGTCTCCCAGTACGGTAGTCATGCGGGCCACAGCCGACTCGATGCGAGCAAGTTGCTCCGGGTCCGGCTTGTCCTTGGTCGGGCACGCTGCGCGCGCGCCCGCTTGCGCCTCGCGCGCGGCATCGGCGACAGTCTGTGCCTGCGCAGCGTCGATGCGCCCCGCAGCCAGTTGGCGCCGCGCCTGGTGCGTGCCGACGATGGCACGGGTCTGCAGCGGGGCGATGGCGGCCTCACAGGCGTTGGTGGACAGCGTCGCCACCCACACAGATCCGCTGCCGGCGCTGCCGGCCAACGGTTGCGGAGTCGCTTGCGGAGTCGAACACGCGGCCAGGGTCAGCGTGACGACGGCCAGGGCAATCAGGCGGGTCATCATGTCCGGCCTCACTGCAGCGTCAACGTGGCGGCTGCGATGGCGAAGCTCACCGTGTCGCCGCTGTTGATGGCCTTGTTCGTGGTCAGCGCAGCGCGCCACAGCAGGTTGCCGCCGCTGCTGGCGTCGAACACGCAATACTCGACCACGGTTCCCCAGCCGGCGCTGGGCGTGGCGAAATTGATGGCGATGTTGTTGCTGGTCTGCCCGCCGGTGCCACTCGAAGCCGACGTGCTGCCCGCCGACTGGGTGCCGGCGTAGTTGGTCAGCGATGCGGTGATTGACGCGCGTGCGTAGCTGCCGCCCGAAACCTCGGTGCCGCATGCCGAATCGCTGCCGCTGGCTGTAGCCAGCGCGTAGTAGTGCGTGGTCGGCGCGGTGAATGCCTGGCCGCGGGCGAGTAGGTCGATGAGCTTGTTTTCGGCGTAGTCGCTGAGGGCCTGTGCCTGCGCGGGCAAGCCGACAAATGCGGCCAAGGTCACAGCAGCGGACAGGAACAGGGTGCGGAACTTCAGGCTTTTCATGGTGGCTTCCATTGGTGGGTTGAGATAGATCAGGCCAGCGTGCGGGTGTATGTGATGGTCACGCGAAGCCCAAGACATGACGAATTTGCTGATGCGGTAAACACAAGATCGTCTCCGGCGGCCCACACATTCGCGCTCGAATGTGTCTGCGATGTTTTTGTCGTGCTCACGCTGTTGGCGGCGCCGCCGAATGCGGTGGCGTTGATCTTCCCGGTCAGCGTGCAGGTTCCCGAGGTGCAATCCGTCGTGACCTTGGTCACGGTGCCGCCATACGCCTCCATCGGCAGAATGACGACATCGCCATCGGCCACGTTCAGGATGAAGAAGGTGATCTGCCCTGTCTGCGACGTAGACGCTGCGGCCAGCGACGAACGCTGGGCCGCCGCGTTGGCTCCGGTCAGTAGTGCGCGGCCGGCAGCGGTGGAGTCGCTGATGGCGGTTGATACGTGCGTATGCCCGACATCCGACTTGCCGGTGGTGCGCGCATCCACTGCCGAGTTGAAGTCCGTGACGTTGCTGGCCGTGTGGCTATGGGAGGTGTTGGCCTTGGCCGCTACCTGCCCCTCCAAGTCGGTGAAGTTTCCGTCCAGCTCGGCATGGGTCAGCGCGGACCCCTTGACGAGTCGCTTGGTAATGGTCATGGCGTGGCCTCGAAATAATCGGCATCGACATAGGTGTCAAGCACGTATGTGGACCCGTCGTCAACAACGGATGTGTCGGGCAGCAGATAGAACAGCGACGGGTCGCGCACGCGCACGCGCGACACTTCGACGCGCGAATCGCCGTCTACCGTGGTTGCCTCGACCCCGATGACGTAGACCCGGCCTATGGTGCCGCCGGATACGCGTAGGTCCAGCAGGCCTATCGTCGTCATGTTCGACGTGACCGTGATGCCGGTTTCGTTGCGCACGGTGAACGTGATGTCCTCGGGCGCCACGCCCTGCAGGCCCACGGCCGCCACGAAATCGCGCAAGTCGAATTGCGCATCGATCACGTCGCTTGGACGCTTGATGTAGTTGGTGGCGTACATGGTCAGAAGAAGGTGACGCGCGACGGCTGCGACGAGCGGCCGAATCCGCGCTGCACCTTGGCGGCCACCACTGCGACGCGGCGCTCGAACTGCTCGCGCTGCGCCGTGGCGTAGGGCTGATTGGCCCATGTCGCATTCGGCAGCGAGCACAACGTCCACAGCGCGCCGTGCACGATGTCGCTGACGTGATCGTCCATGTCCTCGGGCCAGCGCGTGCTTGTCAGCTTCGGCTTGACGGCCACGTCGAGCACGATCGGCAGGTCGTCCGTGGTCGGCGTCGGGATCAAAGTGAAGTCCTGCGTTCCGCGCAGCACGCACTGTTCGCCGTTGATTGCCATGTTGCCCAGGCGGGAGTCTTGACGGCCGCGCACGCCGGTAGGGATGGCGTACTCGCGGCCATCGACGGTGCACAGCAGCACGCGCACCACTTCCTCATCGTCGGCAATCTGCAGCGTGTAATCGGCTACATCCTGAGCGCTCAGAATCGGCCGGCACGAGTAGTTCCAAACCAATGTCCGCGCGCAGAAGACGCGCGCAGCCTTCACCAGATGATCGATCGCCAGCGCATCCGGGCAGCCATGCACGGACGGCAGGACATGCGGCAGCATGTCATCCCACGTCACGCCGCCGCCCCGATGGGTTCAGGCGCGAATGGCAGCAGCTTCAGGTTCGGATTGGCCCCTGTCAGGGCCATGACCTTCCCATTCAGCGAACTGAGGAACTGATTGGCGAAGTAGGCCGCCTTGTTCGCGTCGGCCCACTCCTGATCCTTCATGTTGCAGCGCGCAACGATGTAGTTCACGATGTCGTCGATGAACTCGTCGGGCAGCGGAATCGTCGCCGTACTGGCGCCGTCCGACAGGTACAGCTCGGCTCCCGGAGTTCCGGTGTTGGGCACCTTCTGCGGCTGCGCGTTGTAGGCCAGTTCTACCCACACTTGCGTGCTCGCATGCACCGGTGGCGTGGTGTAGAAGTAGCGCGGCATTTGCGGGTCGAAGGCAAATGACTTGATCGCTGTGGACGCCCGTGTGGACAAGTGCCAATCCGGGTCTTGCGCGTCCAGCATCTTGCGATCGACCACGCGCACCGTGCGGCCAGGCGTCAGCCCATCGGCCCCCATGTTGCGCACGACACCGAGCAGATTGATGCCGAGGATGGGCGCCGTCGGCGTGCTGCCGTCACCAGGCTTGCAGTAAGACGCAGCGATTGACTCGATGCTTTGGCGTGTGCCCGGAAGCAGCCGCACGGCATCCAGCCGCGACCCGGCGGCCGGAAGGAATTTGACGACAGCCATGGCGGCGTCGTTCAGGAAATCGACGCACTCCTGCTCGGGGTGGCGCTGAAACTGCGGGGTGATGTCGCCGAGCAGCTTGGATGCTCGCCGCAGGGCCTCGCGAACGAGAATCGTGCCGGCCATTTCAGTCCTCGTGCAGCAGTTCGAAGTAGTGCGAGACGAAGGCCTTGCAGTTCTGCCGCAAGCGGTCCTCGCTCAATCCATCCACGTCGCGGGGGAACACGCCGATGCGCTGGGCATGTCGCCGCAGCGCATCGCCGCTCATCAGGTCCACGTTGGCATCGAACCGGACGGGGCCGGTGTCGATGTCAACATCGGGCGGCTGCGCGGACGCAGCTTGCACCGCTCCGCGCTGGCCGCGCCGCATCAGACGCCCTCGGACTGCGGGCGCAGGACGAGCGTGGCACGCATCACCGCGCCGGATGTCGCGGCGGACACGGTCGAGGCCACGAAACCCCAGCTGCGGTCGCCCGTGGTCGGCGCGACGCGCCCGCCGCCGACCACGCTCATGCGCAGCACACTGGCCGTGCCGAGCGCGCTTGCCGCGATGAACTCCGCGCCGCAGGTGCGGGTAGCCGGATCGCCGTAGGAACCGGACAGGATGCCCCAATCGGCCGTGACCGTGGTACCCAGGTCGGCGTTGTCAACAATCAGGTCCACGGGCACATAGCCCGCGGGGATGGCGCCCATCTCGCACACGTCGGCCGAAGCGAAGCCCGAGGCCGGCACGACGAAGTCGGCCACGCTGAAGATGAGCCCGGTCGCGCCATCGGCGCTCGGGATCGGCACCCGAGCCGTGACCTGGGTAGATTTGTGCAGTGCCATTTGCGATGCTCCTTGTGGATTGCGCGGTCAGGTCAGATCGAGGCGCCGGGGGCCAGCGTGTAGGTGTGGTCAACGGAGATCACGCCCATGTCCATGCCGTTGTAGCGGCACTTTTTGTAGCCGGCGATGACGCGCATCACCACGACTTCTTCCTCGCCGTGGTCAAGGTCGGACTCCGACAGCTCGTAACGGGTCTTGCGCGATTGGCCCTTGGTGCCGTAGGCCACAGCACAGGCGTGGGCGCCAATCAGCAGCGAGCGCGTCGCCAGCACAGTGCCCGCACCGGCGTCGTTGAACTTGACCGGGGTTTCGACTTCGTCGATCAGGGCGCCGTTGTAGAGCGCCTTGCCGCCGGTGAAAATCAACGACTTGCTGCCCTCCGCGGCGGCACGCGCCTTCTCGACGGTCAGCCAGCCGGCCTCGCCCACTTCACGGCGCAAGTCGAACATCGATTCGGCGCTGGTCATAAACAGCCAGTGCGATCCGCCCTCCACCGCGCACATTTCCATGCGTGCGGCCTTGCCCTCGCGGACATTGCCGATCATCTTCTTGGCCTTGAGGATGGCCGAATCGACCACGGCCGTCTTCAGCGTGTGCGTTGCCGCCACCAGCGAGCCGTAGGCCACGCTGCCGTCATAGACCTGTCTGTGCCCGGTGTCCGGCGCCAACAGTGCGTTCGGGAATCCCGCGTACCCGCTCGGGTAGAGATGGAACTCATCGCCCACACCACGCGAACCGGCGAGGTTCATCGTGATCTGCTCATCGTGCATGTCGGCCGCGTAGTCGGCAACACGCATCTTGACCTGTTCGGCAATGTCGTAGGGGACGCGCTTCTGGTCCATGACATCTCCGCAGTTCACGGCCTTGCGGTGCTTGTCGATGCGCAGCTTGTCGGTGTAGTGGTTCAGCCGATCCTCGAAGCCGGCGATCTTCTCGCTGCCCTCACGCGGCTTGCCGGTGAGCTTGGCGATCAGGTACATCGTGACTTCGTCGCCCGGCCCGGATTCGAGGCTGGTCTTGCGAACGACCGGCATCGAGTCCTTCTCGGTGCCGGTCATCTTGGTGTACTTCGACCGCTTGTTCGTTTCGGTGGCGACTTCGGTTTCCCAAATCTTCACCGCGCCAGCGTCGGAAGGTAGGATGGTGGTACGAGCCATGTGTCATCTCCAGTTGCGACACACAGCACTCCTGCGCTGTAGGGGGTTGCTTTCACCAGCTACTGCTGGCGCACGCACATATTCAGGGGGATTTTTGGTTTGTCAACGTCATCCAGCCACGGGTTGCGCCGCGCCTCGGTGGATGATGACTGCTTCGTCGGCAGTGATGCGCAGGCGGGCGCGGTGCCCCGCCTTGCGTTCGAGCGTCACCGTGATGCGCTGGTCGGCCTGCCCGAGCTTGGGTGCCAGCAATTGCAGGCCGTCTCCGGCCCGCACCTCGATTACGACACTGCGCTTCATCGGGTCCCTCAGTGCGTCGGCATGGTCGAACGGCGCAACTGGTCGCGCCTGGCGGCCGGCATGCGTTCCAGCATCGCCTCGGCCGCATCAGGGTCGTCCAGCGCCGAGAATTGCGTCATCAGGTCGTCGCCGACTGGCGGCGCTCCGGCCTGCGGAAGCCCCATCAGCGTGGGCGGCACTTGGCGCGGCACTTTGGGCGCTGGGGGCGCCGCGACTGCCGGTGCAGCAACAGCAGCCGGTTTCGGCGCCACGATGCCGCGCTGCGCCAGCACCATCGTATGGGCCTTGTCGGCGAGCCTGTCGAAGTTCATCGCTGCGTTGGCCTTGATCGACGCCACGAATTGCAGGGCCGCATTGAATTCATCGGCCGCCGCCGGATCGCTGTAGTCAATGCTGCCGTCCTGCTTAGCGGCCTGCGCGATGGCGGCGAGCTTCGCCTCTTGTGCTGCCAGGCGGGTCTGTTCGTTCGCCTGCTGCAGCGTGCGCTGCGCGGTCAGCTCTTCGAGGCTGTCATCCACCCGGCTCTCGATGGCTAGATAGGCGGAGCGGTCAATGACGCCCTCATCGAAGTCGCTGAACGCCTTCTGCTTCTCGGCGCGCAGGGCGGCGCGCTGGTCGGCGATAGCCTCTTTCGTGAGCGTGCGGTACGGGTCAGCCGGCGCGGCCGGCGCAGCATCCTCGGCTGCTCCGGCTGCGGCAGTTTCGGCGGGCAGATCATCAGCAGCCGGCGCTTCCTCGCCCACCACAGCCTGCAGCGCCTCGATGCTCGGCGCCTCATCTTCTTCGACTGGCGGCACATCCTTGGCGGCGCGCGACAGTTGAAGAGCTTCCAATTCGTCGGGGGTCAGGTCGTCTTCTGGGTTCATGCTAACGCTTCCTTGGTTGTGCCGGCAACGGCCTTCAGCTCGGCCAGCTTCTCTGTTGCGCAGGCCTTGGCTGCAGCCAGGCGCTTCGCGTCCTTCTTGATTTCCTCGGCTTGGGCGAGCACGCGCATGTCGCTTTCCGCGCGCCACTCTGCCTCTTGCTTGCTGATCCCTGTCGATTTCATCCCTGTCGATTTCACGGTTGACCTTCTCCGGTTGGTTGTTCGATCACTCCGTCTGGCGCCGGAGTCTCTATGCCCTGCATGCCGTCGTCGGCCTGCTGCAGTTCTGGCATCGGTGTTTGCGCCGGCACCTGCGGCACTGGCGCGTCAATGACTCGGGGTGCGCCGCCGTTCTGGTCCTCGAAGCCGACCGACTTCGCCAGTTCGTCGGCCACCGGCGCCGCTCCCGGTGCCGTCATCAGCACCTGCGCCGCCTGCGCCGCCATGTAGAGCGTCTCCAGCCGCTTCGCCATCGCCTCGGCCTCGACCTTGGCGCCCTTGGCCTCGGCCTCACGGATGACTGCCTGCGTTTCGCGCAGTTGCAATTGCATCTGCTGCTCGGCCAGTTGCGCCTTCTGCGCCTGCGCGGCGCGGTCCTGCGGCGAGTCGGCATCGGGATCGCTCATGCCGGTGGCCTGGCGGATGCGCTGCAGGATCGACTGCTTGTTCGGCATGTCCGACCACTCGAACACCAGATCGAGGATCGACGTGACCACTTGCGGGGCCATCGGCGCGAGCTGCGCCAGCATGTTCATCGCGCTGTCGAAGGACGCGGAAGCCATCGACTGACGCCACGGCGCATCGCCGATGACGAATTGCGCCTGGTGCGCGGTCACGTCGTTGATCTTCGCGCCCGTCGCCGGGTCGATGTCGTTGATGACCTTGTAATCCAGCTTGTAGCGCTCGCCCGTGACCGAAAACACCTTCTTCTCGGTGTAGTACTGCTCGATCAACGACAGCTTCAACTCGCCTTCCAACTGGTGAGCGAACAGCAGGTTGTCGAACAACTCTGCGGTCTGCACGCTGCCGCGGTCGGCCTTGGCATCCATCGCCACGCGGCTGGTCGCATTCGACTGCAGGCCGCGGTTTTCCTCGTTCACGCCTCCCGTCGATCTGATCGCTGCGATGTTGCGATCGGCGACGGCCAAGTGACCGGCGGCCATGTCGCCATGTTCCCGCACCTGCACCTTGTTCCCGGACAGCGCACCGTTGGCGAACTTGACGATCCCGTTCGGGTCGTTCATCTCATCGCGGATTTCTTCGGTGTCCATCACTTCTTCGTCGATGGCACCTGTTTCCAGCCGTAGCTGGTTCACGTTCAGCAGGAAATTGGCCTTGGAGAACCGCTTGTTCAGGTCGTCCTGCGGGCCGCGCACAGGTCGCACCGGCCCGTAGGGCATGCGGTCCTTCTTCCTCCGGTATGCCCACAGCGGCACGAACGGGTATCGATTGTGCTTGTAGGGCGACCATTCCTCGATCAGCGTGTCGTGCTCGGTCATGATCGACACGCGCATGCGCATCCTAGCGCGGTCGTGGACACCGGCGCCCTGCTTTGTCGAGCCCGTGAACGGCTCGTAGTTCCAGCACTCGATCAGCAGCACGCGCTTGCGTGGGTTGTGGAGCCATGCATTACTGTCGTAATGCATCCACTTCGCCGGCATTGCCGCCGTGCCCATGAATCCGTCCGTGGGCCAACCCGACAGCCATCCGCTTTGAAACATCGTGCCGTCGTCCATGCTCGACGCGCGGGCCAGTTCCAACTGCTTGTCTGGGAAATACGCCTGCGCGATGTCAAGGTCCACCTCGCGGAAGCGGAACAAGAACCGCGCATCGCTCAGGTCTTGCCGCGTCGCCAGCGGGTCATAGACGATGTTCCGCCACGATTCGGCGATGGTGTAAATCGGCTCGTCCTCGGGGTCGGAGCGCACGCCGACCTCGATCCAGCCCATGCCGGCCTTCCAGCAGTCGTCCACCGCCTGCGAGCGTTCGAACGGCTCGCGGTTGACGTCGCTCAGGTACTTCAGCAAGTCCGTCTTGATCCCGGCATCCGCTGCTGCCGCCTCGTCGCCGTTGTTGCGGTTCAGGACCTTGAAATCCCGGCGCATGCGGCGCTCGGTGCCGATCATCCAGTCAATCGTCGGCTTGACCTCGTTGTAGACGATGGGGTTCTGGCCGCGGCGACGCACTGCCGCGGCTTCCTCGGCGGTCCACTGCAGCGAGTCGTAGTAATCCTCATCCAGCGCCATCTGATAGCGGTTGGCCTCGTGCTGGGCCATCGCCATCGAGAACCACATCTTGCGCTGGGCGAAGCGCTTCTTTGCGTCCTCATCAGGGCTGCTGCGCGTGGGTTTGCGGGCCATCTCAGAGCACCGATTCGTTGATGACGCGGCCGTTCGCGTCCTTGGCGGTCATCTCCACCAATGGCTCGCCGACCTCGGCACGGCGCACGGACGGCGGCGCAGGCGGACAGCGGATCAGGTCAGGCGTGTGCCTGATGATGATGTCCAGCAGTTGATGCACCTCGGCGTCCAGCTTCGCCCGGCCCAGCACCGGCAGCGCGCGCAGCACTTCGAGCACGGCTTCGCGCGTCGGACGTCCGTTGACCTCGGCGTACTTGCCGATGGACGACAGGCAGATCCCGAAGGCGCCGGCCGCGCGCCCGCCCTGCTGCGACCAGATGAGCATGATGGGCTCGCAGGTGCGTCCGTCCTGATCCCACTCGATGCTGACGGTGTAGCCGCCGGAGTGGAACGTCTGCCAGGCCAGGTCGCCGCCCATGCGGAAAAGGTTGCGACCGGTGGGGCCGATGATGAGTGCTTGTCGGTTCATGGGGTCAAGAGGTTTTCCAGTTGCGTTCGCGGCGCGGCCTGTCTCGCTCGGGCTCGCATCGCGCCAGCGCTAAGCCGGACATCACGAGATAGCGCGTGGCGTCCATCAGGTGGTCGTGCTCCTTGACGATCGCGCCCTTCTCGTCGCGCCGATAGATGCGGTACTCTGACAACCAGTTGCTCAGGCTCTTGGCGACCTTGAGCCGGCCCGAAGACATGCGCTGCCACACTTCGTAGATGCCCGCCTCGCGTGCGTTGTCTGCCGGCGTCAGGCGAAGACCACGCTCGGTGTAGATGCGCAGCAGTTGCTCGCCGTCGTCCTGACTGCGGCCACGACTGGCGGGGTCGATCACGCCCATGATCCACTTGCCGCGGGCCTGTATGGCCTCGACGTGCAATGCCGGCTCGGCCTGCCCTCTGTAGTGCTCGCTGTAGAGGTGGACGACATCGTTCTCGCGGTCCCACGCGCCCCAAATGCAGGCGGTTCGGTTCCACCCGACATCCAGCGCGTAGCAGCGCGGCCAGTGGTCGGGGATGCGGAAATCGTCCTCGACGATGTCCGACTCTGGGACCGGATAGATCGCACCGGCACCCAGCGCGGGGACTCCGCGGGTACGCGCATCGCGCTGGTAGGGCATGAGCTTGGAAAGCAGCGTGGCCTTCGCCGACTCATCCAAGTGCGGCACGTCATCCCATCCGCATTGCGTGATCGATGGAACTCCGACCCCGCCGACGTGCGCCCGCGTCTGGATCGACTGCACCAGGCGCGTCAATCCCTTCAGCGGGGTGAATGTCAGCGTCGAGATGCCGCGCACGGTCAGCAGCCGGACCATGCCTTCCTCGTAGACCTCTTCCGGGCATTCCTCGTCGGGCCAAAAGATGTCCAGCTCGAATCCCTGAAAGATGGCTCTCCCCTGTTCGTAGCTGCGCAGCCAGATTTCAGACTCCCCGCCGCTGATGTGGCGCACCGTGGCGCGCTCGATGGCTCCCTTGACGTGCGGGCGCGGCACGATGCCGACGATCAGGTCGCCGGGAATTAGGCCGGTGCCGATGTTGTCGGGCTTGTCCGTCGTGCCGCCGAGCATCTTGAGTTGCAGGATGTCGCGGGTCGTTTCGTGCGTGTCTCCGCTGACCAGCATCCGCACCGGTAGGTCGAAGCGCTTGCCCACCCACCAGGCCGGGTATCTTCCGGTCAGGTGGTAGGTATGCTCCGTGCCGGCGCCGACCGTCTTGCCGACGCGGTTGCCGGCCATGAAGACGCGCTCGTCGTGCGTCGCGCCGGCCTCGAAAAACGCCAAGTGTTTCGGGTACAGCTCCCGGCGCAGCGGCCCGGCGTCGGGGAACATCGTGGACAGCAGGCGCGTCCTGGATCGACGGTTGATCTCATCCAGCAGCGCCGCCAATTCAGCGCGCTCGGCCGCCGTCAGGGCAGCCACATCCTGCGGCGCAGACACTACCTGTAGTGTCATAGGTCGTCAGAACCCTGTGGCTTGTCTGGCACCGGCACACTACCTGTAGTGTCCAGGGCGCTGATCGTCACGCCCAGCTTCGCCAGCTTGCTGACCAGATCGGAGTCGCTGACCTCGCGCAGCGTCGTCGTCTGCGTCACATCCAGCTTGTCGCCGTACTCGCGCGGGTTGACCTTGCTCGCCCGCCAGCGCAGGTGATGCGCCGCTTCCTTGGCCTTGGCTAAAGAGAACGGGTCATCGGCGCGCTGAATGCCGTCCAGGGCCTGATCGTCATACGCAGCAGCGGCGGCCGATCTAGAAGCGCGCGCGCGCGCGGAACGCGTAACGTCGGCGGCAAGCCACTGCCGAACAGAGCTTTCATCGGCCAGTTCCAGGGTTTCCGCGATGGCGCGCAGCGACAGCCCGTCCTCAATGAACGTGCAGATGGCGTCGATGCCGATGGCGTCGAGCTTCTGCCTGGGCGTTTTGTTGGCGGCAGCACGCGGCGCAACCGGCTTGCCGCCACGCTTCGGTGATTGCTTGGCCGCCACCTTCGGTGCGGCACGTCCTGCGCCCTTGACCACGATTCCCACGCCCTGCAAATAGCCCGCGGCTGGTGAGGGCCGCGGGCGAACTCCCTTGCGGGAGATGAGGAGACACCAGCCCCAGCGGCTGGCGGTGTAATCGTCAGGGGGAAAACGTGGAAGTCAACGAATGGGCGCAAGGCCACCAAACAAGGCAAGCACGAATGCTTGACATTAGGCGCAATGAACCTATACTACAGTCATCGCAGCAAGATCGCTGCGGTCCTCGGCCCCAGGCAGTGGGCGGGAGATTGAAGATGAAGACTCGCTACTCGACGCTCGGCGACGTGCGCGGCCAAGGTCCTGTGCGCTCCTATCTGCAGGCCGCATGGAAAGACCTCATGGACGATCAGAGCGGATGCGGCGCGCAGGGCGGTTACAGCGACCGTCGCATCGTTCGCCTGGTCGATGGATCGGTAGTAACCGATCTGACCGAGGACGACTGGGCAGAGCTGGAGCGACTCGGCTGATTGGTCTCGGGGGAGATTGAAATGGCAACGATCGAAACGACCGATGGCAATGAGATTTGCGCTGGCCTACAGGGCTGCGACGTTTGCGACGAGGCGATCCATGCGGCGCAGCGGCATGCGGACGGGCTGCAGGCCGATGTGGTCCTCCACGACGACGATGGCGCATGGCTCGTGCATCCCGCCATCAACGGCAAGCGCGAGCAGGCCGAAGACATCGACCATCTGTTCGCCGCCGACTGACTGACATGTCCAATCACCCCGGCCGCAAGCCGGGGTCTGCGCAACTGCGCATGACCCCTGAACAGTTGCGCGATCTGATCGAGCGGGCAGGCATCACGCAGGCCCGCGCCGCCGAGCTGGCGGGCGTCAAAGAGCGCACGCTGCGGCAGTACCTTGCCGGCGATCGCGCCATGCCCCTGTCGGCATCCGGCCTGCTGTGCCTGTCGCTGATCCTGCTGGGTGCGCCTGCAGGGATGCTGGCGCCGTGGCTGACAGAGGAAGTTGCTACGGCGCTAGGTGTGATGCCCTAGCGGCAATGGCCTTCGCCAGCCATGTCGGTATGCCGGCGACGACAACCGGGCTGATGCGCTTGCGCCATGCCTTCTGCCTGGCGGAGAATGACTGGCGCTTGCTTCGCTTGCTCAAGATTCATTCCCTTTCCTCGCCAAATCCCACACCGACCTAGGCCCGACATTCTCCGGCGGCGAGCACTCGGATGCGCTCACGATCCTGCGGACGATAGTCGTAACCGTAGCAGGATTGTCCTGCGCTGGCAGCGGCGCGTCCAGCTCCGACGCTGCGATGCTGCACAAGTCGGCCAAACTCAACAGGTGCGAAGGCTTGCACTTACCCTGCGCCTGCAGCGCCGCAATGGATGATGCGCTGAAACTGCAATCGGTGCAGTAGTCGAAGGCGTAATTGAATCTTACCGGCTTCCCCGCCTCGAAGATCAGCGGCATGGGCTGTCCGCGCTCAGACTGAGCTGCTGCACTCGATGTCAGGTACTCGATCCATTCCATGCGCGACGCGAAACAGGGCGGGGCCGGCGGCGCCAGTTGCTTAACCATGTCTAGGCGAGCGCTCATAGAAGCGATCTCCCATCCTGGCTCATGCAGGACAGTCTCCTGAGTGTTTCGTTCAGCATCGCCAGCTCGGTCAGCTTGCGCACGCGCATGTAGGTTTTAGTGCCGTGCAGGCCATTCGGCCCCCTGTGGCAGTCAGGGCACAGGCTAACCGCCGTGAACCATGAGCCCTGTTCGATCTCGTGCGCCTCGGTGATGCCCTGCGCATCGCAGCACACGCAACCTGCGGCCTTGACCCGCTCGACATGCGCGCGCTCGGCCCTCGTCATCGGCCGCTTGTTCGGGCTATGCATGGATTTCCACCTTCACCATGCCGCCGATTTCCTCGGACACCGCCAATTGCAGTCGCCAACGGCTGTCATCGCAGCCCATCGTGTCGGCCAGTCCGTCCAGTCCGCTCTTGATCGCGCTCAGCATGCCGTCCGCATCCCTTCGCCTCCGGTCAGGTGGATAGAACGTGATCGCCACCAGCGGACGCGCATCTGGCGGCAACCTGATGCCGGCCTGCACTGCCAGCGTCGCGCAGGCGAAGCGATAGGCGCCCTTGGTGCGAGACAGCGGCGCCCAGTGCACGCGTGCATTCGGGTGCAGCGCCCGCGGCGGCCAGGGCAGCGTGACGCGCTGTATCGGCTCAGGCGTCATCGGACGCCCTCCATCTTCTGCCCGCACGAGGCTGCTGCGGCATGCAGGCTCACGCCTCGACCTCCTGCTGCGTTTCGACACCTCTCTCAGCGCAAAACGCTAGCGTGTACTCGATCAGGCTCGACCCGCGCCGCTTGCACATCGCTGCGGTTGATTCGCGGATGTTCACGAACTCGCCTTCGAGCCCAGGCACCATCTCTGCGCCCTCTTTCGTCGCGTAGGCGTGCCCGCTCACCAGCAGCACCTTCCACTGCGCGGCGGTGCGCGGCTTTCCTGCCCACTCGGCGCCACTGCTGGCGATGTCGCTGCACAGTGCGTGGAATTTCGCGTTCTGGTCCAAGCTGCGCTTCTGCGGCTCGATGACGACGCGCCAACCTTCCGTCGCATCGGCCACCGCCGACATGGCGCGACGCCGGGCTTCCGGGTGCGCGAGCACGAACAGGCGGCGCTCAGTCATGATTGCGCCAGCTCAAACACGCTCGCCGGACCAAGCTTCACCGGCTTCGTCCACTCGCGCATGATGACCTGGTGCATGGTTTCGCCGCGCTCGTAGCCGTTCGCCTGCGCCATTTCCTCGGCCTGTTGCTCGAGCTCT